TAGTAATACCTTATGGAGTTACATCATTAGAGACAAATTTATTTTACCAATGTTATAAATTAAAATCAATTAACATTCCTGACTCTGTTACGTCTATTGGAAATTACACATTCTACAAATGTAATTTATTAACATCTATTAACATTCCTGACTCTGTTACATCGATTGGTGAATACGCATTCAATTATTGTATTTCATTAACATCAATTAATATTCCTAATGGTGTTAGTAATATACCAATTCATACATTTTCAGATACTACTTCATTAACATCAATTACTATTCCTAACTCTGTTACAAGTATAGATAATACTGCTTTCACTGGTTCGGCATTAAATACTGTTACCATATCATACAATAATCCATTAAGAATTAAAGTTCCTGCTACAAATGTATCTTTTTTTGGAACAACAGTAAATACAATTCTTCCTTCAAATGAAATAATATTTCCATACCCAAAATACGAAAAAAATAAAAGATTAATGGGAGTTAAACAAAAAATATCTTCAGGTTTAGCTCGTCCTAATTTTAGATTTCAATCAAATAGCTTTAGTGCTGCACGGTCAAAAACAGCACAGTCTTCACAAAAAGCAAATGGACCCAAAACTGTTTTTTATTCTTAAAATAATCCTATAATATATATGCTATTTTTTATAGGATTATTTTTTCTCTCAACATATAATGTTTTTTCACGAACAAGTGAATATGTTCCTAACCTAGATATAGATATAGATAGTTACACATCTAATTATGAATTAACTAATATCCAATTTCCAGATAATTTTAATTGGGGAGATATAGACGGAACGAATTATTTAACAAAAAATGTCAATCAGCATATACCTTCATATTGTGGATCATGTTGGGCGCAAGGTAGTATATCCGCATTGTCAGACAGAATAAAGATAAAACGAAATGGAAAATTTCCAGATATAGCATTATCCGTTCAATTCGTATTAAACTGTCAATTAGGTGGTTCATGTATGGGTGGTGACCATTTATCCGCATATAAATCGATTAAAGAATTTGGACAAATACCGCTTGAAGACTGTATGAGTTATCAAGCATGTAGCATTGATTCAAATGAAAAAGCATGTGAAAATAAAAAGGATTTTACATGCGACCCTATAAATATATGCCGAACATGTGATACATTTAGCGATAATGGAGGTAGCTGTGTTCCTATTCATTTTTATCCCAATGCTACTATTAAATCATTTGGTGCTGTAAATGGTGTTGATAATATGAAAATGGAAATAATGGATAATGGTCCAATCGCATGTGGAATAAATGCTTTGAAAATAGAAGATTATCATGGAGGAGTATTAGATGTACCAAATTCATTGAAAATAATTGATCATATTGTTAGTATAGTTGGATGGGGATATGATGAAGAAATAAAAAAACAATATTGGATTATAAGAAACTCATGGGGGTCATACTGGGGAGAGATGGGATTTGTTCGTTTAGTATTAGGTGAAAATCAATTAGGTATAGAACGTTCATGTGCATGGGCTATTCCAGGTTCATGGACAGAAACAAATGTACCATGTGATGAAAATGGAAAAAATTGTTAAAATAAATAATTAAATTATAAATAAATAAATTATAATTTAATTATTGGTCTAAATATAGTTTTCAGTTGGTATACGAATAGTATAATCTCTAGCAATTTCATCTTTAAGTTGACCAAATGCTATAGTAAAATTAAACGGGGCATCTTTAAATTCAACTAATCTACCATCATGATATCTAAACGTAAATTTTAATTTTCTTATTTTATCAATAGGTGGATTATATTGTGACACATTCTCTAATAATCCAGTTCTAGAAGGAAATATTTGACTATCTGGTCTAGATGTTATAGGAATTTTAGCAAATGCCGAATTAACTATACCATTATAATCATTTTTATAAGTATTATTTGTAGCTTGTGAATAAGGTGTAATTTCATCAATTGAATTATATTTTTCAAGTTCCATATAAATAACATTTTCTCCAAAGATAGTAACAGTAAGTGGAGATTTAATATAATATGCTTTTAATGCAAATCCGGGAGGTGGTGTTGTAGGTTCTAATGATTGGTCAGGTTCTAACCAAGTATAATTATCATAATTAAAAACAACTTCGTCAGTAGGAATTGCTGTATATGTTTGTTTATTAAATCCTAAATATGAACCCAATCCCCATTTAGTATGTCTACAAAAAATATCAGTTGGTTGTTTTTGAGTTATAATAGATGAGCATGATACATTATAATTTAATTTAATATCAAATGGTAATCTAAAACTATCATATACATTTCCAAAATACATTTGTTGTCCAACTGAATCATAATATACCTTAAAATTAGTATATTCAAATGTTGATAAAGTAGGTTGTTGAGAACGTAAATAATTAGTAACAGCATTATTCATTAAATTTTGAATTTCATTTGCCATTTGACTTGGTGTAAAATAACCTTCTTGAATTGTAATATAATATAACTGATTAAGATTAGATTCTAGTGTTAAATATACGAGTGGATTATTAGATTCGATAGGGTCTAAATAAAATGCCATTTTTATATTTTGTTGATTGTTACTAAATACATATTGATTATTAGGTAATTGTACCTCAACCAATCTTATAGTTTGAACATTAGTAATATCTGATGGTATTGTAACTTCAAAATGATTGCTTTCAGGCCATTTATTAATATCACGGTCATCGCTATGTATGGTAACCAATTTTCTATTTAACACATATGTATTTTGTCTTCTAATAAGTTCATGTTGATTGCTAACATTATATTGTGGAAAATTACTCATTTACTATATTTATATATTAAATATTTATTTTTAATATAATTAAAAATAATAACATAATTTATATGACATCAAAAAAAATAAAAAAACAGAAAGGAGGTAATGATAATCAATTAACATTAACAAATAGTAACACAACTAATGATAATGTAATAAATAATACATTACCTCTACCTACAAAAAGATTACCTTATGATGTTAAAATATTTTCATTTATGTGTATATTAGGAATATTAATTAAAATAATTTTTTCAAATACATCAAATGATTATGCTACAGCCAGTATATATGGATATGGTTTTAGTATTTTAGCATTATTCGGATTATTAGTAGGTTCCTTTGCTATATCATATAAAGAACAATATTCACAAGGGGTTATGGGATTTTTTAAAGTAATATTAAAAAACGCAATACCATTAATACTATTAATATCTATAATGGGTATAATAGTATATCAAAATATCAATTTTTATGACCAAATTAATAAAGGAAATGTAGCAAAAGAATATTATCAATTTTCATTTGTATCATCATTTTTAATTTTAGTTCAAGTTTGTTTAGTAATTAATTATATGATGAAGCTAATTGGAGGTGAAGAAACTACAGGAAATAAATCTGGTATTATGGTGGCAATGGCAAGTGAACTAAATAGTTTAATACTTATTTTATCTATTACGAATATAGGTATTATAGGTATATTACAAGTAATATTAAAATATTTTTCCACAGATGGTTAATTCAATAATAATTTATATGTTATTCCATAATCGGTTTCATTCTCCCATATTCCTGAGATTTTTATTATTAAATTATTTTTATCATATAATTCTGTATTTGAAAATAGTATAATTTTATTTGTATTAATGAAATCATATAATACTTTTTTTTTATTTTTTTTAGATATATATTTATTTAATATATCATTTTCAAGATTATATATTTTTTTAAAAATATCATTATTATAATGTTTTAAATCATATGTTAATTTAAATTTATTATAATATTTATCTATAATTATAGGTTTTGTTGGCAATAATATATGTAAACCAGTTATCATAACATTTTCATCTGAATATATTATTTTAATAAAATCGCCATTTTCCATAACTGTATTATAGATAGGTTGTTGATAATATATATTATTAATGTTTATTTTATCTAATGTTAATACAATATTCATTCGTTATCTAATAATAATATTTATTCTTTATTTATATTTTTATTAATATATATTAAAGATTTCATAAACAATTATATAAATGAAATTTCTAGATACACAATTTGATGATTATATTAAATCAATCAATAAAATATCATTACATCCAAAAATAACACATAGTTTTAATAATTTTCCAAATAACATTAGTGAATTAAATAATATAATATTTTATGGTCCTAGTGGTGTTGGTAAATATACACAAGCATTAGAATCTATTAAAAAATATAGTAATAGTCAATTAAAATATGATAAAAAAATGAATGTAAATTTCAATAAAAAAAATATTTTATTAAAAATTAGTGATATTCATTTTGAAATAGATATGTCATTATTAGGATGTAATTCAAAACTGTTATGGAATGAAATATTTATTAATATAATAGATGTATTATCTGCTAGAATAAATAAACATGGTATTATTTTATGTAAAAATTTTCATAAAATACATAGTGAATTATTAGAATGTTTTTATAGTTATATTCAAAAAACTAATAATAATATACATATTATATTCTTTATAATAACAGAAAATATATCTTTTATACCAGATAATATTTTAAATAGTTTTCATATTATATCTGTTCCTAGGCCTACAAAAGCAACATATAATAAGATATTAAATAATAAATTACCCCCATCAATTAATATTAAATACATAGATAATATTAAAAATATATTAACAAATACAGAATCTCATAAAAATAAAACAATTAATTTAACAAATAAATTATATAACTATATAATTTATCCAATATATATTAAATTTACTACATTTAGAGACTTATTATATGATATTTTTATATATGATATGGATATAGGGTATGTATTATGGATTATATTAAAAACTTTAATATATGATAAAAAAATACCTGATGATAAAATAGATGAAATACACATTGATATTTATTCATTTTTACAACTTTATAATAATAATTATCGACCTATTTATCATTTAGAGAATTATTTATATAGTTTAATAAATAAAGTTCATGGATTTTAATACTGCTTGTATTAATCTAAATATTAATTCTCCGTTTTCAAAAGAAATATTAAAAAAACAATATAGAATTATGGCTCTTAAAAATCATCCTGATAAACATCCTGATAAAATTGATTATTATACTGAAAAATTTAAAGAAATTGGCCAATCTTATGAATTTCTTAATAATTTAAATATTAATGATGATAATAGTAATAATAATTCATGTGAAATAAATAGTAATTATAACGATATTTTTATTAATTTTCTCTCTACTATTTTTACAAATAACTATTCTGATGTAAAAGATATATTAAATACTATTAATAGTGATTGTCAAAATATATCTATAAAAATATTTGAAAATATGGATAAGGAAAATTCTATTCAAATTTTTGAATTTATTAATAAATATAAAGATATTTTATTTATATCGCGTTCTACGGTTGATAAACTTAATAATATTATAAACGAAAAAATTAAAAATGATAATATCATTATAATAAATCCATCATTAGATGATTTAATAAGTGATAATATTTATATATTAGATTTTGAAACAGAAAAATATTATGTTCCGTTATGGCATGATGAAATATATTATAAACATAAAGAAAGTGATTTAATTATTAAATGTATGCCGGATTTACCAGAGAATATCTCTCTAGATAATGATAATAATATTATTATTGAAATTAAAATATCTATTCAGTTATTATTAAATTATGAATATTATCCTTATAAATTAGGAACCCAAGAATATTCGATTCCTATAAATGAATTAAAGATTAAAAAAACCCAATCTTATATTTTAAAACAAAAAGGAATATCATTGATTAATAATAATAATATGTATGATAATTTATTAAAATCAAATATAATATTTATAATTCAATTAATTTGATATTTTCTCTCTACGATATAGTATAGTACTCTTTTTTATGTATTAGATACATCTAACTATTTTAATTATTATTGTTTCATATGTATATACTACATACCTACATATGAAGAGAGAATATACAAATGAAATATATATCATTAGTATCAAATGTCATGACAATAATAGAAGATGAAGATAAAGAAATAAATAAGATAATTAATGCTATTGGAAAGAAAGTATATCTGGATGAAGATACAAAAAAGGAATATATATAATATTATTTAATTTTATCCGTATTGTTTTCACATAAATATTCTGTATTATAATTATATGAAATCTAAAGCAAACGAAAATGAAAATGAAAATGAAAATGAAAATGAAAATGAAAATGAAAATGAAAATGAAAATGAAAACGAAAATGAAAATGAAAATGAAAACGAAAATGAAAGAGATGAATATGAATATGAAAAGTCTACGTCTAATAGTGAAAAAAATGAAGTAGACCACATAGAAGAAGACATAACATATCAATCAAATGTAAATCAAAACGACCAAGAATTTATGAAATTACACGAACAAAGTTATTTAGTAAATCAATGGATTAATAATCCTATAGTAAAAAAAATCAAAAATTTTTGTTGTGAATTACCTGGGGTATATTATTGTGTCATTCATATGTTATTTATGGTATTAATAGGAATTATTATATTTTTTGTAAATAACAAATCTTATTTATGTATGACGCTTGTTGTTATATCATTAGATGCAATAGCCAATGTTATCTTTTATGATTGTCCATTGAGTAGTCTAGAGAAGAAATATTTAAATACAAGTATGATTGAATCCAGACTACAGTCTATTCAAAAATATGGAATGATGTACGCAAATAATAGAGTTTATGATACACAATTGGAAGTTATTATTAATGGATGGATTATGTGTGCTAGTAAAATATTATTTTTAATAGTGTTTGAATGGTTTCATATTTCTTATTAAGTTACAATATGTTTATATTTTATATGTTATTTTATATATATGTCAGAATACATAGGTCGTATTTTAAAATCAATTACAATTAACTACAAAAGTTGGATTGTTTTATTATTATCAAGTATTATTATTTATAGAGAACATATATTCTTAGGTTTTATTCAATATATAATTTGTATTTTTCTAATTTACTTCGCACATAAACTATCTCATGACCCTATTGCATTTTTTGTTAACAGAGCACATATTTATCATCATGAACATGCTAATTGGTTGTCACATGTGGTTCAAGTATGTATAGAATTAATTGCTGGGTTTTCTCCGATAGTGTTACTGTATTATTTTTTAGATTTAAAGCAGACTATATTTCCATTTGATCCTTATATAATTTTACTATTTACAATTTTTTATATAACTACTCACAATGTAAATTATGGACATTTTCATGTAAACAATGTTCATAGAAAACATCATTTGGATTATTCTGTAAACTATGGACCTGATATATGTGATATTATTTTCGAAACGAAATCTCCAAAGGATGAATTAGAAAATACCGATCACTACATTCCAAATATAATTTTCGCTACACTTTTCACTTACTATTTCAAACAATTTTATGAAAGTTTAGAAGACAAACAATACGCAATAAATATATTTATTTCTCTATATGGAATACTATGTATTATTGTTGGGTATTTTACTATTAAACAAACAGTACTTGAACTTCAACGAGGAACAAACGTAGTGACAATAACAAGTGATGAAGATAAGGAAATAAATAATATTAGTAAGAATGTATAATTGGATGAATCTATAAAAAGGAATATTTATAATTTCAAGTTTTTCAAAGAGTATTTGGATTTTAGAAAATGGACATAAAAAGTATGTCCATTTTTGATTATTGGAAAAAGGATTGAAAAAAGTTGTAAAAAAGTGGTTTAGACCATAAAGGTAAGAAAACGATTTTTGACATTTTTATTTTGTTATTGTAATTTTTTGTGATTTTATATATTTTTCCGAAAAAATATTTAGAAGTTTTTTCTGTTGATATATTAAGCATCAAATGACAACAATTAATACATCAAAAAACATCAATTATTTTCATTGTAATTATTGTAACTTTAAATGCTGTAAAAAAGGTGATTATAATAGACATAACTTGACACGAAAACATAAAATAGCAACAAATATCAATAATAATGACATCAAAAACATCAAACCATATGTATGTGATATTTGTAATAAAGAATATAAAGATAGAAGTGGTTTGTGGAGACATAGTAAAAAATGTTTGATAACTCAAGAAGAAAATACAAATACTAATAATATTATTAAACCTACAAGTAATGATAATGAATTATTTACTGAGAAAATACTTGAAACTGTTATGTCACAAAATAAAGAGTTTATGAATATGTTTATGACTAAAATGGTTGAAGTTATGCCTCAACTTGGTAATAATAGTCATAATACTAATTGTCATAACAAAACATTCAATATTAATATGTTT